CGCTCTTGCCTATTGCCCTGAGCAAATTCTTCGGCGATGTCTTGGAAGAGTTCTTCTATTCGGCTCATAAGTAAAGTAGTTAGTCTAGTGAGTGGTCTCCTTAGCGATTATCTTAATCCGAAAGCCATGGTGCTGTAAAGTTTATTCGAGCTCATCCATCAACTGCAACACACGGTTTAGCCCGTGCTTCGGGTTTTGTTTTTGTCTTGCCGCCGCTGCGCGGATCTCGGGCAGCGAAGCGCGGAGCAATTCTATCGTGTATTGGCTCGCGCCACTTAAATCCGTACCGCCCCTAGTTTCCGCCATAAACTTACTGATTAAGCCGTCCAAGTTTTGATTTACGCGGGACGTGGTTCCTCCGCGGCGTTTATTGAATCGTTCAAAACCTTGACCCGTGCCCCCGCGTCGTCCACGACTTTGCATGATTGACGGTAAACCTTCTAATGCTTCTTTTGCACCTTGCGGAATCATCGCACCAACTTTTGATGCACCTGTACTTAGAAGTGCCGAGAGAGCTTTTAACTTTGCGGCTGGTGCTGCAAGAGAGAATTCTTGTAAACCTGAATCTTCGTCAGCGAGTTTTAGAACTTTTGCGATTTCATCGTCGTAATCGGACTGCATGATTTCTTGTTCTAATTCTGATAAACGGTCTGTTGCCATAGTAAAGCGGTTAAATGGATAACAAGTTTCCTATAATATACCTCGGAAATAATTTTTCGCAAAATTTTTTTAATTTGGAAAATACAAAGGATTATAAGTCTGACTCCAGGTGTGGGCGGGTGGGACCCGCGGTTAGGCGCTAAGGGGGGTATACCCCTTTACTATAGGGGCTAGGTATATACGTTCAGTAGAGCGCGTTTATGTAGCTCTAAGGTAGGCTAAGAAGGTTAAGCTAAGGTTGATAAGTGATAGGCGTTAAAAAATACCCTCGGCTCTTAGGGTCATTGCCTTTGGAAAGCTAGGTTAGATTAAGAAGTGTATCTTAAAATCTCTAGCTTGCCTTTCTTATTAGACCATTGCTCTTCACCTACAACTTGATCGAAGTAAGTACCAAACATAATCTTACTAGGTGTCTGGTCATATAAGTCTCCGTTCTTCTTACACCATGTAAGCAAACCAGTTGAAGTCTCAGCAAACTTATCTACTTCGGTAGGAGTAGCTGAACCACCTAACGCAATTACCATGCCCGCGTATAAACTAGGTTGCCTAGTTACGTTACCGATATCATCTATATCAGCGCCTACGCTAAACTTACCACTTCTACTTACGCTACCACCACTATTTATCTTAGCTAGTAATTCAGCGCTTCTAGCTTCTGATAGTTGGGGCTTCTTTGCTACTGTTGGAGTAGTAGCGATCTCTTTTTTAATAGTATTCATATTATTGTCTATTAGTTAATGTAGTCTTATTGTGTGCTACCTGATCTATTATACTTAGTTAAGTTAGTTATACAAGGTTTAATTAATATAAATACTTTAGATAGTTAAGTTAAGTTAAGTTAAATATATAAATCCTATAAATCCCCCCGTCCGTCCGTCCGTGGCTCGCGTCCCGTCGGTGCGTGCGTGCGTCGCTCCGTCGCTCCGCGACCGATAGACCGAGCGATAGAGTAGACCGATTGATAGAGTGAAAGAGTAGAGTGAAAGGGGAAGGGTAAGGGAATGACCCGCGAAGCGGGCGACCGATTGACTGATAGAGTAGAGTAGACCGAGTAGAGTAGATTACGATTGAGTGAAGTCACCCTCGATCACGTTCGAGTCCGTCGCTCGTTTCTTGATCAACTCTTCGAGTCGAGTGAGTATGTCGTCTTTGGACATCAGATCGATCTTCGCGGTCAGGATCTCGCGTCTATCTATGTACAATCCACCAGCCTTGCCTCGATGGACCTCGGCTGTGATGGCTGCGGATATCTGACCTTGGTCTTTTGCCTCCTCTCGCAGGTCGTGGAGCGTGGACAGGTGGGTCTCCAGGGAAATCGCATCTCGCTCCGCGAGTGACAATTCCAACTCAATGAGATAGTTTCGTACAACTGGGTTATGATTCAGTAAAACACTGCCCTGTGTCTTTGCACCCTTCCGATCTTTGGTATAGCCTGCTTTAATCGCTGCATCAGTAGCTGTTTGACCCTTCAGGTACTCCTTGCAAAACTTCTTTTGTTTCTGATTGAGTGGTTGCCAAGTCTTACCGCCCGAATCAATGTAAGCCCCGCCGTCTTCTGTCGGAACCAATGCTGTGTAACTTAACTGTTTCATTCTTATCTCCAGAGTTTCTAATAGAGTTATTAGAATAATAATAGAATATTAATAAATAAAATAGTTTTCTTATGCCCTCTCCTTCTCTTACCTGTTTGTTTCTAATAGTTCAATAGAATTCTATTACTTCCTTCGTTTCACACTATCCACTGTCCACGAGCCTCTCCACTCGATTCTATTACTCTATTAGTGATATTAGCTGTTTTCGTAAAGTTTTTTCAAAAAGTTTTTTAATTTCTAAAAGTATAATACGGTGTCTTCTAATAGTTATTTTATCGGTTCGAGTTTATATCCCGTAACTTTGTTAACTTTTCAAAACATTCATCACAATAAAGTTCTCCGTCATGTTCTGTAAATAAACCCTCGTCCCAACCACAAAAATCACATACATTTCTTTTCTTAAAATAAAAAGCAACATCAACACCTTCAAAAGTTTTTATTTCTGCAACATCATCAAGACCTACTTTCTCTTGATCGGTTAGTGTACTGATAATTACCCAATTAGTATGACCATATTCGCTACTGCAAATATCGTCTATTTCTTCTGTAATATCTCTACTCATAAGTTTCTCCATAAAATTTATCGTAAGCGTCATAAAAATCTTTTTTTTGCCAACACCAAGTATCATAAAAATAATGGACTTCTCCTTCTTTCCAAACTCCCCATTTCCCTATAAAACCAAAAAGATTATTTTCAAGATCATCTGGATCGTTTCCAAAATCTTCCTCGTCAATTTCAACCACCCCAACACCTTCTTTGAAAAAATCTTTATAAGCAATTTGACCTAACAGTTCATTTGCAAATTTCGTTGCGTTTTCCTTGTCAAATACTCTTTTTACTTCTCTACTCATAAGTTTCTCCTTTCTAGTTATCGCGTAAAACTTTTTACGCGTATAGGTATTATAAAACCGATTACTTTGAAACTAAAGCACCGCGGGGAGCAAACTACTAACGCTTAAACTTTTTCTCTCGGGCTATGCGCTTACGCTCCCAGTCGTCCACGGGGTACGATCCTTTGGGTCGAGTGCCACTAAGGTAGACTGGTCGCTCGAGTGGCAACCGTTCAATAATCTCGTGAGCTTCCGTTTTACTATCCAGCTCGATGGTCACACAATATTTCATTCTGACTCCTGGAGTTCTGTTTCGTTATCGTCTAGATCTCCCTCTAACTTAGTTGCTAGTCGGTCGAGCGTTTCTGCGTCGCCGTTGTTTAAATCGAGGGCGGTATCGGCTCGTGCTCTCATATACTTCACCATTAATGATAACTCTTCTATAGAGTAGTCTGCATAGAATTCTACTAACTCATCGCCCTTATCGTAATAAACTCTCTTACTATTTTCTGTAACGTAATAAACTTTTTCGCCACTCATTCTCTTCCTCCGAGTGGTTCTAATCCAAACCCGCCCTGTACCTCAACATAATTGAATCGCTCGCCAGTTTCTGCGTCTTCGAGTATTAAGCCGTCAAACGACCCCCACCCCTGTAGAACTGGGTCGCTAGTTAATTGCTCCACGGGTATATGCGCTCCGTTTTTATCCACGGGGCACGGGTCGATGATCGTTCCGTACAGTTCAGCAATATGCTGTTCTATCCCATAGACCTCGTTCTTTCGGCAAATATACCCAAATACTTCGGGCTCATTTATTTCGTGCCTGTATTGGTAAAACACTTTGTAGTTACTCATTTTATCTCTCCGTTCTCTAACCTAATCACCATACATGTGCCTCCGAACTCGTGGGTGATATAAGTATAGTTATCATCTTCACTCATTTCGGTAGTAATAGACCAATCATCGTTATAATAATGACCTAACTCTTTACCGCTCGGTGTTTCAGGGTAGTCAGCAGCGTCTGCTCCTTCGTATATTTCCCC